AATTTTTTCATCAAAAATTTGCTTAAGTGATTCATAAACAACACTTCCGTTATAATATATTTTTCTAAACCAAGGCTTTCCAACAGTAGCTATTTGGTCAAATATTTTTGATATTTCAATATCATTCTCATTTTCTAATTTACACCTATATACGTACTTATCTACAACCGGTAGTGAAAAAGTTTCACTATTTGCATAGTTTTTTTCAATAGAGTATTCAACACTTTTTTTAGAATCAAGACTCAACAAACTGGGTAAATCACTGGTGTACAATAGTTTATCATAAACATATTCTATTCCATTTTCTAGTGTTATTAACTTTTGTGATGCATCTATTTCCTTTATAGTTGTTTCTTCAACTTTATCCTTTGTCAACTTCTTGAGCTCGTCATATAAGATAATTAAGGAATTTAAAGGTGATTCTCCATTTATAGAAATTACATCTAAAGATTCTGAAATTGTTCTAAGATATTCTTTTTCTACGTTAACTTTTCCTCTAGTATACAGTTTATATATTTGGTCAAAGTTTTTTGGCTTTACTGCTGATAGTGTTGCTCGCATATCATACATAGTTCTTAATTCATACTTAGTAAGTTTGGCACCTGGAAAAACGGACTTTACAAAATCTAGACAATAATATGGAATATAAAATGTTTCTATATTCCAAGTATCTAGATCTGGAGATGGTGATTTCAAGTGTTTAACATTTGGCAAAAGGTATGTTGCCATTGTTGCTACTAAATTATTTCCTATAACATATTTCATTTTTTTAACCAATCATCTATTTCCTGTTTTGTTGGCCATCTTATTGCCAAATCACAATTATGACAACAAACCCTAATATCGCCATTTCGCAATGACTTTACGTGCTGATTATCATGTTTACAGTTTTCTTGAAATTTTGCTATTTCCTTCTTTAGAAGAAGTAGCTCCTTGTTCAAGTCTTCTATGTTTTTCATACGGACAATGTCTACACCCGGAACCACAACAGGTTCCTCGCCTTAAATGATAATGTTCAGTCATTACCATCGTTCCTTCATCCCAATAAAAGTCATCAGGGTGAAGTTTTGGTTTAATAAACTCCTTAACGTATAACTCTTGTATCCAATCCTTACGTAATCTCACAACTTCCTCCTGCACAAGCTAATTCACCAGAAAGATCTGTGTTATCTTCTATTTCTATAACTTTTGATAAATCTACATCACTTAATGACTTCATCATAGTGTCATATTTTTCTTTTGTAATATCTTCAAATGGAGCTTGTGTGTATGTACCGCCGTTATATGGTAATACTGATAGTCCATTGTAATGATTTCTATTTTCCCACATCCATTCTCCTGCCATGTTCCATTCATCATCTTTTAATGAAATTGTTGCAGACACATTATGTGAATTCGAACCTTTTCTATGTCCAGGTTTTACCCATTCTGTTGCTATCTTTTTTACTCTTTCAAGTGTACTAAATGGAGATTCAGTTCTTAATATAGATCCAGCTGGTGATTTTTGTGGTACAGATATTACTGCTGTATCGTGTGGTCTAAAGTATTCATCTTCTACTAATTCTGGATGATTACTTAATAGGTGTTGGTATATTGACTCATTTTTACCTACTCTAATTCTTCTAATATAGTAGTCGTTATGCCATGCATGAATACCTGAACTTGTGCCAAGCACCAAAGAAGTTGTACCTGCAGGTTTTACTGTAGTTGTTCTTGCCGATTGATTAACTCCAATAAGTTTTGCAACTCTAGTATTTTCTCGTTTTACGATGCTTGCAGCTTTTTTCATGTCATATCCTAATACCGTACCACTTCCAATACCAGTCATTGAAACACCTATGAGTGCTTCTTTTTCAGTTGTTTCTTGCCAAATTGGTCGTAAATAATGAAAGTTAGTATATCCAGCTTGTAGAGTTCCTATAAATGCAGCTATTTTTACTCTTTCATTTAGGTCTTCTTGTGAATCTATATTAGAAACATTTACCTCACAAAGATTACAGAATTGATTTGGTCTTAATGCAATTTCACAACACGGATTTGTTCCCCAATCCTTATCATTATTTAGATAAATTCCAGGTTCTCCAGCTCCTGATTTTTCAACTCTTTCCCATAAATCTAAAAAAAAGCTTTTAGTAATTTTATGCCTCATTAAGACTGCTGAGTTGTTTGCTCTGCCTCTTTGTGGATTCAATTCCCACCAGTTTCCACTTTTGCAACCAATCATCATATCGTCATCAGCATTAAACAATGCAATTAAAGCGGCTCTTCTAATACCTCCAGCTAGTACTGCATCTGCAATATGGCAAACAATATCGTGAGTTTCTATAGTAGATAAATATTGTCCTGTTTCTTTTTGTTCTAGTATTCCTTTAATTTTTAATATGCATTCTTTTAACGGTTGTGGACCTGGAGCTTTACCTCCTGAAGTTACAAGTTGTGCACCTTTAGGTCTAATATCTGAGAAGTCAAAGTCTATTCTACAACCTCCACCGTTCATATATGATTTCATTAAAACTTTAATTGCATCTGCCCATCCTTCAATAGAATCACCAATTAAAAACCTTTTCTTTCTTTTTGGAAAAGGCTTACTTATTACTGGAAGTTTTTCTACATGATGTCGCTGTACAGAATATCCAACACCTGTTCCGCCTAGTAACAAAAACATTGTTTCACTAAATGCATCAGGATGGTCAATAGGAAGATATGCACAATTATAAATTCTATTTGGAGATATTTCAATCGGTTTGCCACCAAATTGTAAGCTTCTCATAGATGGAAGTACTTTTTTATCATATACTAATTTATATTTTTCAGCAATTTCATCATGTAAATTAGGAAAACTTTTTTGGTGCATTTCCTTATTTCTAGTTACCAACTCTTCCCATGTCTCTCTTCTATTTAATTCTGGTACGTACTTTGCGTACTTCATGTATACTGTGATTTCAGATAATATTTGATTTGATACTTCCATATTGTGTTTTTCCCTTTATTATTTTTGATATTAGATAAAAATGACCGGCTTCTGCCAGTCTATAATAAATATCGATATATACGTATTTAAGATTCTTTATCGTACTTACTTTTTAAAACTTTTCTAAGATATTCAGAATGGTTATTCATATCTGCTTGTACATCTTGTCCGTCTAGTGAGTCTGGTGCATGTATGTTTATTTGACCATTACTTGCATTCATCATACTTGGAAATGTAATTCCATCTTGTCCAAATCTATTTTTAATTATGTGCCATCTTCCAGTGTTTGCTAATTTATCTTCTATTTTTCTACTTAGTGATATAACCAAGTCTGCTGTCATTATTTTTGCATATGATTCTGCAATTTTTTCTGCACCAATGATGTCATCACTAAGTGCGGATCTATTTGCTTGTGAAGCTGTCCAACATGGTATTTCTTGTTCACCAGCTAATCCTCTTAAATCTTCATAAATATTACCAAGTTCATGTCTTACTTCTTTACCATGTCCTCTTAATAAATCTGCATAATCAACTATAATAAGATCTGGATCAAATCCCTGCATTCTTGCTTTTTCAATATGACTTGCTAAACTATTAACTGTTGCACCTTTAGTTGGATAATACTTAACAATTAATTTACCTTTTAGCTTACCAACTATTTCTTTTACTTCGTCAATATGATACTTAAGTTCTTGTGCCTGGATTCCACTTAGTACTGCATCATATCTTAGTCCTACATATGCCTCATTTAATTCAAGAGTATAGTGTATTACATTTAGACCAGCTTTTACTGCTGCTGCACCAACATTTACTAAGGCCCATGACTTACCAATACCAGATGGTGCAACCATTACACCTAATTCACCTTTACCTAGTCCACCATCTGCAATATCATCTACTACATCCCATCCTGTTGCTACTGTATTTCGAACTGATTCTAAATATCTTGCATCAATATCTTAAATGTATTCATGGCCAATAGCTCTTTCTAGGCCTGCTTTCATTGCTTCATCAATGGTCATTTTAATTTGTTCAAACTCTCCTCTTGCAAGAAGATTAACTGATTCCATTATTGCAGCTTTTAGTACCTGGTTTTTGCAAAACTTAATAGTTTGTTCTTTTACAAATTCCAAATCAGGAGCATCTAATTGTTTATAAGAATCTTTAAGATGTTCTACGACCTGTGTTCTTAACATGTCGTTTTCTATTTCTTTAATCTTTACAGACATTACTTCCATTGTTGGTGGACCTTTATATTCGTGAAAATAGTCCTTAATGGTTTGAACAATACTTATATTAGCTTCTGATTCAAAGTACGATGGGTCTAATATATCTATAATTTGCTGGAGAAATACTCTGTCTTTGAATAGTGAAGCTATTAGTTTACACTGAAAGCTGTATCCGTATTTACTTAATTTATCTTTAGTTTCATTACTCATATTATTTTCCTATGATATTGTCTAGTGGTAAAAATGAATCTCTTAACCAAAGAGAAGGATTTTTAAATATTCCATTTAGGTGATCTTCTAGTATCATTTTTTCAAATTCAGGTTTATTTAATCTAGGTATATCTGATCGTACGATGTTGATAATAGACTCTTTAGAATGTCCTGATATATCTACATCTTGTAGCTGCATTAGTTTATGATTTGTTTCTAGCATTTCTTTAGAATCTTGTAATGCTTTTGATAACTGTGTATTGTCTCCATTCGCTTTAACATAGTCAAGAACATCTGATAATTGCAATAGTTTTTCGTCAAACAAAATTGGTAGTCTTTTTTGTAAAGACTTTGTTCCAGCACCTCGTATTCCTGGGATATTATCTGATCCGTCACCTGTTATACACTTTAGTATGATAAAATTTTTTGATTCTAAGCCAAATTCTTCTCTAATAGTATCTCTAGCATACATCTTTTTCTTTGTTGGAGACCATACTTGTACTCTGTCAGACACAAGTTGTAAGAAGTCTCTATCTGTAGACATTAAGATACATTGACTTTTTGGATATACTTGTTGGCAAATGTATGCCATTGCGTCATCAGCTTCTATATTTTCGGGTGCTAAAGTTGTTAATGGTAAAGTCTCTAAATATTGAGTTAGTCTATTCATTTGTTGACCCATAGATATTCTTTCATCATCTATAGATTGAAACGTATTTGCTCTTGTTAAATGCTTTCTAACTCTACGATTTCCTTTATAGTCTGGAAATATTTTTCTACGTCTTTGACTACCACCTTTGCCATCAAAACATATAATAACTCTAGTTGGTCTTATATTTCTAATTGCATAGCCTATTGAATGCATAAAACCGGTCATACCACCAACATGTATGCCATCTTCATTAGTACTCGGGTTTACTGCAAAACTTCGTATAAATGTATTTAATCCGTCGATGATTAAAATTCTATCGTTTTGATTTTTTGGTGCAGTGTCTTCGTTGAGACCTTGTAATATTTCCTTGTATCTGTTTTTCATATTTATTATTTATATGTTAAATATAACCAATTTTTTTCAATCTGGACAATCCTGGCTAGTTATTTTCAAAAAGTTATTAACAATAAAAAAGCAAGGACCCAATCTTTCAACTGAGTCCTTGCAAAATTTAGTAGTAAGATAGTTTGTTTGCTATCCTTGTGGGATTGGTTCAGTTGAAATTTCTACATCATCAATACCTAAGTCTTCACTCTTGTAGTCCATTATCAATGTGTCACAAATAAGATTATATATTTCTTTTCTTAGTTCTTCGTCTTCTAACAACGTAGATTTCCAAGTTTTTGAAGTACATTTCCAATCGGTTCCATCAGCCTTTGTGTAAGTATACCATGATCCACCTTGCTTAATCAATTTGTATGCTTTCATAATTGTAAGATAACTACCAAGATCATCTATTCCACTGTCAAAGTAAATATCAAATTCGGCAGTTCGCAATGGTGGTCCCATACGATTCTTAACAACTACACATTTTGTTTTAATACCTACAGTTTGAGCTTGACCATTAACAGTTGCCTTTATTTGACCTGCAGGTTTTAACCTTAGTCTACAACTGGCATGAAATGCAATAGCTTTTCCTCCTGAAGTAGTCCAAGGATCTCCAAACATAACTCCCATTTTCTGTCTAAGTTGGTTTGTGAATACCAATGCAATTCTTTGTCGTCCAATCATGTTTGTAATTTTACGCATTGCCTTTGATAATATAATAGCTTTACTAGTTGCCCAACCATCTTTACTATAGTCAGCTTCTTGTTCTACTTTAGTAGTTGCTGCTGCTACAGAGTCTACAGCTATAGTAACTAGTCTATTTTTCTCACCTTCTCTAACAGTTGAAATAATGTTTTCCATTACTTCAAATATATCTTCAACTGTTTCCAATTGAATATACAGTAGCTTTGTAGTATCAATACCTAATGCTTGCAAAAATTCCTCATTTATTGCATTTTCAGTATCAATATAAACAGCTAAGCCTCCTGCTTTTTGAGTATTCGCTAAAATTTGAGCTGCTACCAATGACTTTCCTGAAGCTTCTAATCCAGTTATTTCGGTAATTCTACCAACTGGTATTCCTCCATTAGGCCTATTTGATATGCATAAATCTAACATAGATGAGCCTGTCGATATCCATTCTGTTAAATCAGTTGGAGTATCTTCGGATCCATCAAGAAAATAAGCTACTTTATAGTCTTTAAACTTTTTGTTCAAAGACGTTGCTAGTTGTTCTGCTAGTGCATCTTTTTCTTGATTTCCCATATTATTTTGCCTCGCGTACTGATTTTAAAAGTTTAGTAATTAGTTCTAAGACAATACCGTGCATATGTCCTCTACCTTCTAATTCTTTTGCTAGTGCGTGCACCATATTTTTGTGCTTTTTCAGTTGTTCTTCATTCATTTTATTTCTCCTCTATTGATTAAATAAGTCATCAAACGCTGCTGATATATCGTCTGTGCTTTTTGTTGTAGATGCAGGTTGTCCTGTAGTTGCTGTTGCTGGTTCTTTCTTGGTATCATTATTTTCCCAAGGTAAATCAGTTACTACTTCACCATCGGTACTAGGATCTAACCATTCTTCTAATGCTTTTTTCAAATCGTCATATGAAACTTTCTTAAAAATATTAAAAATATCTTCTTGTCCAGTCATAATTTTTTCTGCAATAGCTTTGTCAGCTGTTGCAGCTGTTTGATTTGGCTTTACTCTAATTGTTGTTTTTGGATAAGTTCCAACTCCTTCTGATGGAGTAAAGTCAACTACAATATCTCTACCTGATCCTGGATCTGTTATGTCACCATAGTCTGGATCTGTAATGAATCCTAATAGTTCTGTATATACTTGTTTTCCAAAGCCCCATAGTTTTACACCTTCTCCTTCTTGACCTCTTACTAAAACAGGAACATATGTTCTCATTTTTGGTTCAAGTTTTTTAGAAAGTTTCCAATCATCTGAATTACCTGTTGATTTTAATTTTTCAGAAAATTCTACTACTGGATCTGGTTCACCAAATGTAACTGGTGAAAGGTAATTTTTTTTACCTAAGTCATAGTGAAAAAATAATTCCTGAAATGGATTATCTTTATCGTGTTGGTAAGGTACAATCCTTACTTGATTTTTTCCTGGACTTGGTTTCCATAAGTGGGAAGTCCTAGTTGTTTGAGATTGTAAATCTCCGAGTTTGCGTCTAATTGCGTCTAAGTCAATTGCCATTTTTTTCTCCTATTTTTGTTAATTATTAGTTAATATAATAAAAATATCTTACACTATAAAACTTTTTGTAAG